ATGAATGTTGGACATATCGCTACAAAAAACTTCGCCGCAACTGAAGTGAGCACCTGTAACAGCCAACAGAATACTTCTACGGAGTTATCCTCCTGCATTATTAATGCAGCTTCAGAATGTACCGTTTTTGTCAGAACAATAATAAAGAAATCGGACAGTTATGATGCTATGCAAATTGACAGGCTTAAAATTGATACGCAGGAAAAATACGACGCTCTTAATTTACAAAGAGAACATCACAAGAAATTTCTGCAAACTATAAAAGCAAACTCTTTTGACAGAGCTATGGCTGAAAGACCAGAAAACCCAATATCTCTGAGTCTAATATATTCTTCCATTGATTCAATAAAATATAACACAGGGAACTGTGCTGATATGTCGCTAATTTTAGGTGCGATTATTGCAAAATATATACCACAAAGACTAACCGGAATAGGATTTTCGAAAAATAATGTATTTGATGCCAGAATAAGCACATCCCTTATGTATAATAGCGCGTCAGGAGGGAATCATGTGGTCGTTTTTTTGACTTTTACTGATTCAAAAGGAATATCGGAATATATACTTGACCCTTGGCTGGATGCGCGCATTTTCAAAAAGGAAGAGTCATATGAAATTTATAAAAACAATAGCAGTGAATATATCAATGAAAATCATTGCTTCGAAGCATACGATAAATACACTGCTATAATGAATAGCGCAGAATATATAGACGCCATAACAAAGACAATAAATCTTTTATATAGAGTTAATCTTGATGAAATTCAATTAACAAATCCATTTAAGTTTATATAATTAACTCTTATGGCTGATTAAAGGAGTGTTATTTTCCCATGAATGGCATCAAAGGCATGTTACTCGCCGGAAATTTTCTGTACAACGTCGAAACGCCAACATCATAAATAATCGCTACCTGCTGTCACGGTACTCCGGCCCTAATGAGGCGCCCGGCTGCGCCCATTGTTCCGTTGTTAGTTTCGGTCGTCGGCCACCAATTTGCCCCTGCTCCCTTGCCGCTGCCAGCCCGGCGCTGGTACGCTCAACGATCAGCTCACGCTCCATTTCAATGCCAGAACAGCAAGGCTCCTCCTGAGCGAAAAGGACATTTTTTGAAAGTTTCTGGAAAATAAAAATAGTACTATTTGAGCATTAATCTAATCAGCCGATTTTTTCTAATTCATCAATCAGATGGACATAGCATTTGCTATAAAAAATAAAAGTATTCCTGCTATCTATATATAAATGAGTTATGTACATATAAAAGGAGCATTACCGTGACAAAAATAACTTTATTTCCCCATAACTTTAGAATCCAAAAACAGGAAACCACACCACTAAAAGAAAAATCAACCGAGAAAAATTCTTTAGCAAAAAGTATTCTCGCAGTAAAAAATCACTTCATCAAATTAAATTCAAAATTATCGGAACGTTTTATTTCGCATAAGAACACTGAATCTTCTGCAACACACTTTCACCGAGGAAGCGCATCTGAGGGCCGGGCAGTGTTGACAAATAAAGTCGTTAAAAACTTTATGCTTCAAACGCTCCATGATATAGATATTAGAGGTAGCGCGAGTAAAGACCCCGCATACGCCAGCCAGACCCGTGAAGCTATACTATCGGCAGTTTACAGCAAGTATAAAGATCAGTATTGTAACTTGCTCATCAGCAAAGGAATCGACATAGCGCCTTTTCTTAAGGAAATTGGCGAGGCTGCGCAAAATGCAGGTCTGCCCGGAGCAACCAAGAATGACGTTTTTACGCCAAGCGGCGCAGGAGCCAATCCTTTTATAACTCCGTTGATTACATCAGCATACAGTAAGTATCCACATATGTTTACCAGTCAACATCAGAAGGCATCCTTTAACATCTATGCGGAGAAGATCATTATGACAGAAGTTGTACCGCTGTTTAATGAGTGTGCTATGCCGACTCCACAGCAATTCCAACAAATACTAGAAAACATTGCTAATAAATATATCCAAAACACTCCCTGAACACAGAAACACCAAAAAATATGCGAGCCTCTTCCTGATTAATATGAACCAATAGTATCCATAATTTTTCCCAGGAACTACCTCTGGAGCTAACTCTGGAGCTAAACCGTCATTTACCAGTGCTAAAATTATACACTCAACCATCAAAATAATAGCCATTGCTGCTATATAACATATAGCAGCAATCTCTACTACATAGCTATATTTTTATAACTGAGATGGTTTCTCCGGCCAGTCAGGATTTAAGGTATCCACCCGGTTTACCAGCACCCTGTATTTTTTCCATTCGTCGAGCTGCGCTTTCTCATCATCTGTTGCGAGTCCAAGATCAACCGCATCCTGAAGCGGCGCGATTTTTTCAGATGCCATTTGCAGGAGCCTGCTTTTGGTTTCTTCCGCCTGACGAAGCTGCGCTGCTTTTTCAGCCGCTTCATCCTTCACCCACGCCTTACCATCCCATTTCTGGTATTCACCGTCTGGTGAAACTGATGTGACGTTTTCGGGCAACGGGCCGAGTTCGGAGATATAAACCTGATTGCCGGTTGTTGTGTCGTAAACCGTCTCGCCGCGGTGATCCTCCTGCAGACTCCATGTTTGGGTTTCAGCGTCAAATACAGCAATATGACTGGAGGGAATATCAGGAGGGGCGATATCAGTACAGTTTGCCGGTAATCCAGTGTGCGGCGGGATATATGCATCACCTGCGCCAATAAATTCGTTTGTATCTGAACGAAGATTAAAAATTTTAATTGTCTGCGCCTGTTCGCTCATTTTAAAAGTCATTATGCCAGCCTCACTATGTAGTTAAATGCAATATTTTTAACCGTGGTTTCCGCATTACCGTCTGCGTCCACAATAACGACGTGTCCGTGTGGACCGATATACATGGTGTGCTCATGTCCTCCGATATAAACTGTATGTGCATGGTCGCCAGCGGCCTGTGTCCATGCACCACCTCCAGGCTGAAATGAGGTGTGATTGGAATCTCCCCAGTATGAATTGATATAACCGCCGAACTGGTGAGTATGATTGCCCGTGGTATTGGTCGATTTCGTGCCGTAATCAAAGGATGAGGTAGATTTTGTCCCTAAGTCAGTATCCTGCGCCCGCGCGGTGTGCGAGTGCGATTTATTGCCGTCCATTTCTTGCGACAATACGGCACGTCCACTGATGGGCTTACCCTTTATTGTCCAGCCTCTCATGTCAGGGATAACGCCGGACGGATACGCTATAGCCAGTAACGGGTAAGCAGATTTATCGAAGGACTGCCCATACATAAAAGCATAACCACCATCCGGGAGCACATCAGACGGCCATGCAATCGCCGCCCCTACTGGATACGAATCCGGTGGCGGATTTAGTGAGGTGTAGAACATCGCCCATTCTGACCACTCAGCGTCGGCGGTATCTCGATGGCTGCGAATATATGCGGGCGCAGGAGCACCATTAACCCCACTCCATCCGATTAATATCTCTCCATCACCGGTTCCGGTCAGACGCAAAATATTCCCGTATTGCGTTGGATAACCGTTATTGTAAACCTCGCCCATTATCAGGCCGCTATCGCTGCCCCTTGTCGTACCAGTCAGTGCCGGAAGCGCGCCGCGTGATGCCAGTCTGTTCGCTGCAACAGCCGTACCGTTGGCAGGAAGCGCTCCGATATTTTGTACAAACAGCGGCTTTTCCGGAATATCGCTACCGTTCTGGTCTTTGGCGAGGTATTTAAGATCCGTCTGCTCCTGGCTGTAGACCTGAAGATTATCCCGTGCCGTTCCTTTATTCTGAAGGTCTGACAGATTGTTTTTCTGCCACAGAAACAGCTTCAGGGGATCTGCCAGCAGGTTTACCCAGCCTGCGCTGTCGGCACCTTCCGGATCGGTCAGGTTATCGTCAATGGTATTCAGCCAGACCGCTGTTGTTGAGACTCCGGCGAGAATGGCATCTTTTGCATACCCACCAATGGCCCCGGCGAAATCGGCATTATACGTGTACAAACCACCAGCCTGGACGTACCGTATTGCTGCGGTAATATCGTGCATCAGACCGTTAAAATCCTTGCCGTGCGGCGGTATACCGCCCGCTGAAATCGGGGTCATGGTCACCGGAGGAAAACCCGAATCATACGCCGCGTTACCGCTCTCTTTGGTCTGCTGCGTCGCCTTGTCCGGGATATTATTTTTATCCCCGGTACTCGCAAAGGGTACTGCCAGTTGACGGGGTTTATCGTTAAGCTTCATTACTGGTCTCCTTTAAAACCACTGAGACATAAACACCCGGCGGGGACGGCAGTGCTCCCGATGACTGGATAATCGCCAGTTCTGCCGACGAGAGAGCAAACTCAAAGATGTAACTCATCCTCAGTCCACCATTATTCAGAACATAAGCCCGGCGGTTTTTTCCGAACATAAACCGCAGCATCCGGTTAATATCCGGCACAGAGCAGTCAGTAATATTCGACATGGCTTTCATCAGTATCAGCCGCCGGTATATCTCATCAGACAGGTCAACGGTCCGGGTAACCGCTTTTCCGCTGTAAAACGGTGCCTGATTAAACGGACGCGGGTCATCCATTACCGGGTTGTCCATCCGGGCCTCGCTGAAACCCAGGTAATTAAAATCGTCCTTTACCGTCAGCCGGCGACTGACGCCCACAATCTTTCCCCAGACATCAAGACCGTACTTTTCTGCAGTATCGATGTTCCAGATAAGGTCATAAAAATCATTGATAAAACTGTCGGGGGAAAGCGCTGCGTTAAAGCTGTTAATGAGGGCATTGAGTCGGGGGCTGGCGGCATACTGTGCAAGCACGGTTGCAGCCACATTCTGCACGTTACGCCTCCTGTAGTTTCACACCGATATTCGACACCTCCAGAACCGGAATCTCATCTATCCCGAAAGTGACAGCAGTTGTCCATGACGAGCCGTCACGACTCACAGTAAGGCCCAGAATATCGATATTTTCCGGATCGGTTTTGTAAACGCCGGCATAGTAGCGCCCTGCGGAGACAACAGAGGCTACCCTTGCCCGCAGACCACCATCTGTACCGTTAAACGCGGACAACACAGATTGCTGTACCTGTTGGGTAATATCTGAGGGCAGATAGTCACTTTTTTTCAGCGTCACACTGACATGCAGACTGACAGGTTTGAGTGTCTGCCAGGTGATCACGTATTCAGGATACGGCGGATCGTACTCCTTATCCGCAACGGTGAACGTTGTGTCGCCGTTCATATCAATACCCGGCGGAGCCTTACGCCAGATGGCCGCCGCGATATCTGCCGGACTGCCGCCGTACACGCCAACATAAAACGAACCGGGTGTTAACGGATACTGACTGACCCCGGCTTTTTGTTCCGTTTTTTTCGGATTATGGGTGACGTAAACATCCACCACGTTTTCTACCGTAGAGAGTATTTCACCCCGGATGGCTTCCAGAATATTACGGGCATTACGGGCAACTGAATTACGCCGACGATTTTCAAAGTCCGCGCGGGTTTCCTCGTCGCTGCCCGGTACACCTGCACTGGCGTTAGTGACACCTGACCAGCCGGGTATTGCCTTATAAATTTTATTCAGAGTTCCCGCCGGACAGCCGACAGGCCCGGTGGACAAATTCAGGAATACCACATCAACCTGCCCTGATGCGCCGATTGTAGCGTCTGACAGACTGACGTACTTATAACCGGCCTCATCCTGCGCCATACTGCCCGCCGGGATCAGCGTACCAACCAGCCCGGTGCAGGTTGCCGTTACTGTCGTACCTGTAGCCCCGCGTCGTTCCAGGAAATAAATCTTTCCTATTGCATCCTGAAAGCGTCCACTGGAGAAGTCAGGGTTTACCTGGTTAACGATATACAGCAACTGATCGTTTTTATCCGCGATAATGGCACTTTCGCTTGATGCAAGCTGCCCCTGCGGACTGCTCAGACTGGTACTCATTGCGCCGCCCAGCGCACCAGAAAAATCGCTGAGCCTGCCGCTCAGAATATCCGCTTCATCCGGCACGTTCAGCCCGCTGTCCGTAATACGCACAGCGGGTACTGCGGTAGAAAAAGATTTATTTTCACTCATAGCAGTACCGTAAAAATGTCGTTATTGGTATCTGTAATGCGCAGCACTCCCGTTACTGTCCGGGCTTTATCAACAGTGACCTGGCAAATTGCGGCGCTCACGGTCGGCAGTTTAAGTGCTTCCTGTTGCAGGGTGGCATTCACCAGTTGTGTGCCGGGCCAGTGTCCGAGGATGCGTGACCAGTAAGGTATGCCGGACGTTGAGTCGTACCAGCACTCCCCCAGAAAGGTACTGCACGCACACGCCACATCCTGGGCTACCGCATGGGGATTATCAGTAATGGCAAGATTACCGGTATCATCAAGCAGGATGTCCCATGTCCCGGTGTCGAGAAGAAGCGATCGTGACTGCATATTTTCTCCTGTTTACTGCGGTCCCTGCGTGGTCGAACCGCCGGACTTAACACCACTGTGAACATGGTTTCCAAAATCAATACCGCCAATCTTCGCGCCACCGGAAAGCTCAGACTGTCCGGTAACATTAAGCCCCTGGCTGACGGCAGCATCCCCGTTAAGCGCGATTTTTGGAGAGTTAACAGTGAAACTTTTCGAGGCGTTCACGATGCCTTCCGGCGCAGAAATCTCCACTTTCCAGGGGGAAATAACCCGTATCTGGTTGTCAGCAAATTCCACGAACTGTACGGGCGCACCGTTAAGCACACCACCAAACCAGATGGCATCGGCGTAGTTATGAGTACGTTTTGATCCCGGCATCGCGGCCTGACGCGTGGCTTTTACCGCACTGATATCCCGGTCGCAGATGCCGAGGAAACCAATATCGCCCACATGTGGCGGCATAATCACCGCATTGCTGCCCCCCTGTAGCCGCCATACGGGAAGGTTATAAATCACCTCATGCTCAACCGGGGAACCGTCTGCTGCAACGCCCATTACCATCGGTCGGACATCAATAAACTCCCCCTCCACCGCCACTACCTGCCCCAGAGTGATAAATACGTGTTTCCCGAGAAACTGCCGCAGCATAAAGTCCTGCGCATTGATTTCGCTGTTTACGTCCGTCGGATTACTGAGTGGTTGTGCCATTATCGTTAAGCCTTGTCATGGTACAGTTGGAGCTCCACGGACCGCCCACGGTTCGCGAGGTAATGGTGTGTATCACTCCGGTTAACTGGTAATCGCCTGTCACGTTAGGTAGTGACGATTCCAGATGGACCCGCCGACCGATGAAAAGATCGGGGCAGAATGTCGTGGTGGCGCTGAGGCCGGTCATGGTATAGACCGGATATCCAATAAGCCCGTGGTCCGGCGAAATATGCACAGCCGGAATATCCAGGGCTTTGTCCTTCGGCCAGATGGTGACTTTCTCCGCGTCCCCCAGGTCGATGTTAATATCGGCGGCTGAAGCGGCATCCAGCATTTGTTGTACAAGGTTTCCGGAAAAGTGTGGATTCGACAGGCTGCGACTGACGCCCTGATTTTCAAATTTCAGCCCGGCAGATGACGCCAGCGCACGGATGATATCTGCAACCGGCACATCACCTTTCGCGCTGAAATCGGCCGCTGTCTGATTACGCAGGTTGAAACTAACCTGCCCGGTCAGAATAAGGGGTATATCCGGCGCCTGGTTGTAGTCCGCATACGCATCGGTAATATCTCCCTCGAAAATAAGCCGACCACCAGCCCGTACCCGCATTTCATTGGCCGTACTTTGAGCGGGTCGCCACACGCCCCGATAACTCAGGTCGGCCATATGCGCCGGAGACAGCCCCCAGATATACAGGGTTATCTGCGTTCCGGCAGTTCCGCCATATACCGTGACAGTGGCAAAACATTTAGCTCCTGAAACAGTCAGAATATTACCCTTACCATTGTCGAACGTCCGCCCGTCTGACAGGGTGAACTCCACGGTAATGTCACGCTGTACATAGCTCATGTCAGCTCCTCAGGCGACAGCCAGTAGAGCCGGTACCGTGAACCAAGCCCCCGCCAGTCGGGATCGTGGTTCCCCTCCGTGTCGGAAAAAAACAGATCACCCTGAAACGGCAGGTATCCGTATCGGACAATCCGGTTATTGTTCAGGCACAACACGCCATACAGGCACGGTTCACCGTTAACGGTAATATCGATATACATCCCCGTAGTACGCTGATTCAGGCGAATGATGCAGACCTGAGCACCCAGTGTCACCGTAAACTGCTGGGCTTTGACGGGAGATAAAACAATTTCCAGCATCAGGTGATCCCCCTGTTCGTGACGCTCCGTCTGTCAGCGTCTGACGGTTGTGTCACCGACGCCGTAACTGGCTGAGTTTTAACCGATGCTGCCCCTTTTGCTTTATCGTTGTCCGTGGGAGACTGGTTATCCGTACTTCCCACTGACACCTCTCCTGTATTCATTACCGCCTGGAATACTGCGCTGACCGTCAGTAATGTCGGTCCATTATTACTTCGCGTTCGGTAGTCGTATTTCACCAGGTCGTAGGATGTCCATGTCTTGTCCGGCGTCTCAATATCGTAAAGTCCTGCTGTGGTACGCATCATTTCAAGCGTTTCCAGCACATTCGATCGCGAGGTGGTGGAAAAATTTGTCAGGTTCGGGACGGCCCCGGAAAACGCCGTCCACCCCTCTACAGTGAAAGTCACATGCAGCTCCGGCGGTCGCTGGATTTTATTAAAGGTGGTATAGGCTCCCTGTTCGACGGGGGCGGTGGAAACAGAAGCCTCCGCTCCCACCTCAACGACAACAAAAGAATCCGGGGAGAAAGGCCTCCCGCCCTTCAGGTGAACACCAGCCGGATCATTCCATGCGTAATAAATACCGAATGACGGTGCCAGTACACTGTTAATGAGTCCCAGGACACCGCCGCCACGAACGGCACTCAGTACGTTACTTTCATTGAGCGAAAAGTTATTCAGGGAAAGATTATCGAAAGAGAAACTCATCCTGTTACCCCGCTGGAATAAACTGAAACAAGCGCCGAATTCCTGATACGCCTACGCGCATCATCGGTAATGCCCTTCACATTGTCCGAGGTTGTAGTGACATTCAGCGTCCCGATATGCGTGGTTTCCGTTACGGTGGACTGAGATACAGGCGCCGGATGACGCGAGTGTACGGCCATTGCCGCCCCCGGATGGGGCAGATTCGCCAGAACGCGGGGAATATAGTTACGGGTCTCCTCCGGAGCAGCAGCCAGCCCCTTACGCTGAACATTTCCCTCACCCCAGTTGTATGCCGCCAGAGCCTTAGCCAGATCGCCATGAAAAAACCGCAGCAGGCCACCAAGTTTTCTCGCGGCGGCATCAGCGGATTTTGCAGGATCAAAGGCATCGTTTCCCCTCAGACCAAATTCCTTAGCCGTCTGCGGCATGAACTGAAACAGTCCCATCGCACCAGCGCGTGAGACGGCAAACTGATTACCACCGGATTCGGTGATCGCAACACTGCGCAGCAGTCCGGTCGGCAGGTTATATTTTGCCTCCAGTTGGGACAGTTTCGGTTGCAGCCAGCCTAACAGAGCCTCCCCGGCCTTCGTCGGACGCGGGCGGTTTTGCATGGCATTACCGAGTTTTTCCTGCGTCGCACGCATACCCTGTAGCCAGGATACCCCGGAGGCTGCTCCCCTCCCGGTTGCCAGAGAAGCCTGAGTATCCAGCATTCCCTGCTGCCATACTGTAGGTGATTGTGCATGGGTGATGTTGCCAGGCTTTTCTCCGGCATCCAGTTTTGCCTGGTATTCCTCCATCTCTTTCTTATTGAAAAAGAAAGTCCCGTCTGAAGCCCAGAAAAAACCATGCGAATCCAGCCAGTCCTTATTCTTCCTGCCAACGATGGATGTCATTAACCCGTCAACAACCGGGTAAAGCGCCGTTATCGCAAAAAGAAGGCCGCCGGGACCGTTGAGGGCCTTAGTCAGCCCCAGTACCCATGACGCCACTTTCAGCCCAGTCAGCGTAATAATGACATTCTGCCAGCCCCCCATTTCTCCGGCAGCCTTATTCACCCAGGAGGCCACTGACTCAACTTTATTCAGAAATGTGGTGATAAACTTGTTCACTTCCTCCGGATGTTGCTGCATCCAGTCACCGAGTTTCTCCAGCCATTTGCTGAATTCCGTGGCATACGGCATCAGTGCCGTACCTATAGTCAGACCAATTGTTGTCCATACCTGGTCCAGTTCTGCAAGGGCTTCCCGCAATTTGCGGGCTTTCCGGATTTTATCGTCGGAGACCTGCGAACGGGATGTAAAGTCATCCACATCCTGAAGAGCATGGCCTGAGCCAAGAAACTGCTGCCCGGCATAACTGAACCCCAGCGCATTACCGTAGGCTGTCTGTTCTGACTTTGTCAGTCGCGGAAAGGCAGACGCCAGCTTGCGCATGATGACTTCGGTACTGTCGGTATTTAAATCAACACTGACACCCGCACGGGCTGCAACCTGAAACAAATCCTGCAACACAGGATCAAAGGACTTTCCGGCTTTGAACGCGGCTTTTGCATCCGTAATCCGGGAAAACGCCCCGGTGAGCTCGCCAGCGTCAGCACCATTCGCCTGCCCTGCGCGTATCCAGCCGTCCAGATGTTTCGCTTTCATGCCAAAGGCATCGGAGGAAATTGACAGCCGGTTAAGATCACCGGCAAACCCCGTGACCAGGCTTTTAATTCCCCCCAGTGTCAGGGTGACGCCTGCCAGCGCCAGTATCTGAGTACGTATGCCGGAAAAAAACGTTGATGCCCGTTTACCTGCTGCCTCCATTCTCTTGGCGGTTTTTTCGGCCTTTTTTCCGGTATTCGCGATGGCATCACCGGTTCGCTTCCCCGCCTGTTCCATACCCGCGGCAGTTTTATCAGCGTCAGAGCCTGTTTTCTTCAGGGCCTTACCCGTGCGCTCACCGGCGGCTTCCGTCTCACGTGCAGCTTTATCCGCATCACTGCCTGTTTTCGCCAGGGCATTACTGGCCTGTTTTTGCCCCAGTTCGAAAACATCCGCCACCCGCTCCATTGCGGCGGTCAGTCGGTCCAGTGCAGCGTGCGCAGCCTGTTCCCCGGCGGTAAAGTCCTTACTTTCTATATCCAGTGCCAGAACCAGCTCATCAAGTACCGCTGCCATTCTGTGTCTCCTGCATCACACGTTCGTTATGGGCGTCCACCTGAATAATCTCAAGCAGATCCCATAAGTCCTGCACACCAAGTACGGAATCCAGTTCGGCTTTTGAAGCCTTACCGGAGGAGATAACGGTCGCAATGGTGCGGGGAACGTTAACGTAATCCACCACCCCGAACGGTCTGTCGGGGCCGAGATAACGCGGGGGAATATCTAGCTGGCGGCGGGACTGAAAAAATCCACATGCAGTCTGAATACCTCCGCACGTAAATTAAGCCTGGTGGTGATTTCCTCTATATCGTCTTCAATAAGAAGTCGCCGTATACCACGATTTTTCGGATCGGGAACAAACTGTATACATTCCATCATTTCATCCAGCAGTGGACGGGCTTCTTCCGGCGGGATTTTTGACAACGCTTTCAGCCCTTCCAGCGCCAGCGCGGCCATCCCCATACTGCGAACATCATCCGGTAACTCCACGCCGCCACGCCCCATCGCCATAATGGCGCGCATCGCCCACCATTCCGCCTGCGAGGCAGACATTTCGGTAAGGTGAAATATCTTGCCGTTATCCCGCCCCTGACCATCAATAGTGATAAATTTCTCTTTACGGGCCATCAGTTAAAAACCTCCGGAGTGATAGTTTCCCACTCGATAACCGCCTGTCCTGGCTGCAATGTACGCGCCGCGTCAGGCAGCGCTTTCCATTGTTTGAGTACGCCATTTACGCAGGTATATTTACGGCCTATCGCCGGAAGCAGCACGACAGCATTACAACGGAATACAGCCCGGCTGGTCCGGGATGTGGTTGACCAGGTATCAAAAATATCCCGGCTGGGTGAGTCCGGCATGATATGAAACGTCTGGATAATGTTACTGTACACAAATCCCGCAGACAGTTTACCGTCAATACCGCGGACGGTTTCCGCCAGTACCAGCGGATCGGTGCCATAAACGTTATCTGCTGCAAATCCCTGAAGTTGTACGCCGGAGGGATACAGGTTATTCACTGTCAGCGTGATAATGGCATCCGCCGCAGTGATGGTGTTGTTGTTACCTGACATTTACTGGATCTCCGTGGATGCAATAACAAGTTTCTGGATACTGCCGCCGTCACAGTACCAGAGCGTACAGGACGGGCTGCTACGGGTTGCCCGCAGAGAGGGAAGCATATCGCCGATATACAGGTAGTAGCCGGTGGCAAACAACGTTGAAGAAACATCCTCCCCCACAACATTGTTGATCTGCTTCTTCTGCGCCTCCGTCAGTGTCACCCCCTCACGGATACCGCCCCAGCGTTTGTACTGCTGGATAACGTCACTCATTGATGCCGCAACCAGCGCCCGCCCTTCATTGTTGTAGGGGATAGTCTGGTTTGACTTGAATAACGAGATCACAGCTCCCTGCAAATTGGCATTCAGCCAGATTTGCCCGCAGAAGCTGTCCATCCATTTAAAATCGCCGGTAATGGTGCCATCAGCCCAGTAATCTTCCACCACACTGTTTTCCGCATATTTTCCGTAGAAGTTGTAACCTGCGGCTATCAGCGCATCGTAATCGCTGCCACTGGTAACATCAGCGGCCAGACCTTCATACTCGCGGAACTTGAACGGCACGCGCCCCTCTGGTCGGACAAAATCAAGGCACGCCGCATACCCCAGTACCGCAGCCGCCCGGTTACCATCAGACGCGAAAACCGGTACAACAGCACTGTAGTTATTGACGGTGATTATCTGGTACGCGATATGACTGGTATCCCCTTTTACTTTGGCCTTACCACTGGTTGTCCATGCCACATAAAAGTAACGCTTGCCCTGCCCGTTTACCCAGGCAGAAAACGCCAGGTGTTGCTCGTCAGTGACTTCAGATACTGTGGAAAACCCCGCCCATTGCTGGGAAGCATCCTTAATGGCTGCCATCGTGTCAGGTACATCAGATACAGGCGCGCCCTGAGATATCACCGCGCCCGTATTACTGGTCATCTTCAGAGGTTCCGCTGCCGATCCACTGCCGAACGTTATCGTGGTGCTCTCCGGTTTCGCCCCGGCGGCAGTAATGACGAAAGCATTCTGTGTGGTATCGAATACCACTGTTGCCACCGCCGCGGTCAGCGCTGTCTGTAGTGCCGTTGCAGCAGCAGCGAAGCTGTTTACGCCGTTAAAATTCACCTCAGCGCTGGCGCTTTTCCCGTTAATACTCAGCGTCAGCGTACCGGAAAGTTTTTGTAGCTGTTCAATAGTCACGCCCTTAAACGAACCACTACGTAACCAGGCCGCCGATGCGGCAAGATTGAAACGGGAAAACAACAATTGTCCCGGCGTTTTAGTGGCATTTTTGAAGCCCTGAAAATAAAGCTGCGCGCGTGCGTACTCATCGGATAATGCACCAAAATACGCGGCCACATCATCCGGGGAGGAAAACGGAACCACACCGCCGACCGGGAGTAGTGGATTTCCGGTCAGCAACAGGCCATTAAGATCGACGGCATTACCCGCCACAGCCAGCACACCGGGAATTATCTGTACATCTTTACTGAGTGGGATTGGCATTATCAGCCTCCGTTGTCCGGGTGATCACGTTGTCAAAAAACATCAGGGGTGTTGTGACCACAGGGTTAATCTGCATCTGAATATCAAGCGTCCGGCGCGGTTCATACTGCTGCTGGCCGTTGACGAACGTGGTGTTAAGGGGATCTGAGCAATACAGCGGGGAAATCAGCCCGCCGGTCTGCCGGAAAAGCTGCACGGAAAATTCAGACCGGAAAAGCGTTGCCAGCGCCTGCGCGTTATCCGCCGCATGAGGCCCGTAGAAATCAAGCTGGCAACGCCATTTTGTGGTACGGGTGATATGCTGAGAGCCTTCACCGGCCTGTTCCGGCGCAGAATATGTCACTACCGCAGTGGATAATCCGGTAACATCAATACCTGTCATGGTGATGAAGTCCCCCTGAGGCATCGGGACCCGGTTCTGCTGTGTTCGTTCAATCCCGGCATCAGAAAAAAGCCCCCGGAGATAATCACCGAGGGCCTGATAAAGATCGCTTTCCGTAACGGAGAGGGTCACACCTGAAGACATACAATAACCCTCGTCCAGTCCGGCCAGATTTCCGGAACCTCAACCACCAGCCACGTTTCATCGCCAATGACAAATTTATCGCCACCCTGTTGCCGGGTACGGTTAAGCCCGCACCAGTTACCGTCGGTATACAGTGTGGCGAAAACACCCTGCTGGTTCAGATTGTCGAGATGACGTAAATCCGCCTGGGTGACGGCCTGTTTTTGTACCCTGACGGGAACCGGATCTTCATACTCAGGCACGCGGGAATAATCCGCCTGCTGTGTACTCCCGCGCGAGCGATAAACCAGCGCGTCCGTATAAGGATTTACCCGACGTACCGCGCCGGAAACAATACCGTGAAGGTTCATTTTTTGCCCCCGTCAACAGAATAATCGACACTGTTCATCATATGACCGGTTTCAATAAGCGGGTTGTTAAAGCCCTTTTGCCGGACAGTGGATGCGGCGTTGGGCGGCCTTTTCCAGTCGCGAATAAACATCTGCAACTGCCCTTTGATATGCTCCCCCATGTACACCAGAGCGGTCGCGGTATCAAAATCATTCGCCCGTAATAATGTCACCATTTTTTCGCCCCATTCGGGACTTTTATGTTCAATCATCTTACGGAAGAACGGACGGGGTGGAATGGTGACCGTGTGTTCAGGAATAACCACATCCTGAGCAAAATTACCCTTACCGGCTTTGACAAAGCGGTGCCCGATTTCTCCCTTTTTTTCGTTATAGCGAAAGTGAAGCGTCTGCTCGCGAGCGGGTATAATCGCACTACCGCCAAACTCGTTAATGGCGGCGATATACGCCACCGGCGTACCGTCGGGGTAGGTTGCCCCTTCAAGAAAACCCACTTTGAGACTTTTGCCCGATTTAAGGTTATCTGCGGCCTGTTTCAACTTCTGCCTGAACTGTTTGCCGCCCGTGACTTTGTTTACCATCGACGCCCCCTCCCGTATCCCCGGTAATAATGCCCCGGATATCGCGAAGGGGAGCCGCCGGAATGATACTGCATTGAACGGTACGGTGCCGTCGCCTGCCAGTAGTCAGCGCCGTAAGGTGTCTGGAGATACCACCACGACGCATCGTTACTGCCGCTATTGTCCACGGAGACGGAAACAGAACCTTCCGACGCACTGGTGATACGTCCCACCAGCCCCGGTTGCCCGTCACCGCTTTTGCCGAATCCACGCAACGCGCACTGGTGAGCAACCAGCAGGAACAAAAGCTGTTCCCGCTCGTTCAGGTCGGTAACCGGACTGTCGTCCGTATTATCCAGGTACAGCGCGGTCGCTTTACCGAACAGGGCGGCTGCGGCAACCTGACCAACAGCGGAAAACTCCGGGTAAAGGGCCGAAAATGCCTGCCAGTCAAACGTTACCGTACCCATACCGTTTTACTCCTGAGGTTTGTCCATCACTTCATCATCGCGGTTAATGCCCGGAGCCGGATTTTTCTGCGGCAGCGGTTCAAGGCCGGATTTCACGGTTTTCTGCTCCGTAGCCTGCGCGGCAGCGCTGTTCGCCTTGTCCTGCGCAAAAATAACGCCGTTTTTCACATAAGGTTGCTGGCAGTGCTCCGCCAGCCAGGCTTCCCAGAACGCCTTTTCAACCTGCGTCAGGCCATAGCCCCCAACGATTTTAACGGCGTTATTCCGCCAGCCTGCTACCTGAACCCGTTTCTGGCCCACTTCCAGCACTATGCCATTCGGCAGTTTGCAGCCCACAGTTACCATTTCAGCCATGACTCACACCCCCAGCATTTGTGCATACGCCAGCGGCTGGCGAATAATCGCCCCCCAGGTACCGGCAGATTTTTTTTGTTTCCAGGCAGATGATTCAGTCACTACCGCATGGGCGCGCATTTTTTCAGTGAAAGAGCAATAGCCTGTATCCTGTTCCCCCAGACGCTCCGCGATAAGCTGTACCAGCTCGCCAGCGTCAGAGGTGTATTCCACCGCCGTTTCAATGGTCATCGCCGGGAAGTTTTTCGCCAGCAGATCGGACACGTTAACCTTGTACTGGTTAGTCTTGGTGAGGTTCACCTCCGCCAGCGGCGACATGCACAGCTTCATTTTGTCGGTACGCTCAATATGGCCGTTAGTCTGTTTCACCAGTTGTTTAAAGAGCTTCACGACATCGTCATACACGCCCTGTCCGTCCTTGTCGTCCCACTTGAGCTTACCGTCCACGGTATCCGGGGTTATCGGTGCGGATAACGACGGGTCATTCAGCAAACCGTAGTTCGCCAGTCCGGCAATACCATAGAAGTAGGACTTATTCTGGAACTTATTCAGCGTCAGTGCCGATGCCACGTTCAGCTCTGCTGCCCAGCCAATACGGGCTGCGCCGTACATATCCAGCTCTCGCTCGCCCCAGCGGGTAAACGTCTGGAAGTGATAGCTCTGGCGCGGTACCCAGTTGACGTTAGACGTCACAATACCGTTGTTGCTGTAATCCCCGTAGGAACTCACCTCCCCGGCAGATTCTGCAATCGGGAACTGTGCCGACAGTGTCGTCCAGTCACCTTTTTTGGTTTCGCCCAGAATCTGAGAGGCTTTCATCGGCGTCACCAGCACGCGGATCAGTTCTGGCTCAACGTAATTGGTGAAATACGCCGGGATGCCACTGTTAGCCGCTGTAACCAGCGCAGGCTGTGCGTCCATCGCCAGTCCGTAATCGGCAGCGTATTCCGGCGGCAGATACGCCTGAGCACCGGGAAGGATAATCCCGTAGTCGCGGCTTACCGTCGCATAATGCTGTTTAAATTTATTCATCATTTGCTCCAGGTGCTGATCTTAATAACTTCTTTCGCCGCCGCAGCGCTGGCAACGGAAAACCCGGTTTCGACAAAACCCGCCATCGTGGCGCCTGCCGCCCCTGTGGCTATCTCCCCGGTGGTCAGGGAGGCAAAAACTTTCTGCCCGACCGTCGCAGCGGTGGTGGTCAGCGCCCAGAAGTCCCCCGATACCATCAGGGTACATTCACGTCCCGGGTAAATAGTGTTCGAGTCGCCAGCCAGCCATTCCACAACAGAAGCCTGCCCGTCGCGCGGAACAAAACCCGCCGGCGCACCGGTTCCCTCATTGGCGGCAACGCCTTTGGTTACCCAGGCAAACCGGGCAATAACCAGTCCGTCAGGGCCGGTAATCAGCGCGTCTTCTCCCGCCACATACGAGGCGTGAGGGTTATCACTGGCAAATGCCCCCGGAATCCCCGGTGCCGGGTACTGGTTCATGTGTGTCTGAAAAGTATTCATATCAGTAACCTCGTTTCAGTTTTGCACCGGGGAAATCTGCTGCAAACGTCGATGCGCTGGCCTGGTCCATCGCCACGCGTGGACTTTTGGCCGTCTGTTTCTGCTCAACGGCAAACTTCACCATGCTGCGGTACGCGCTGGGGTGAATGCCCTGGATATCGATCCCCGTCTGCTCCAGCGCGGTACGGTAAACCTCTTCGGCGCAGTCCATCGCCACCACATCGCCAATCAGCGGTCGCACTTCGGTTTCAGCCACACGAACGGCGCGGAAATTTTCAGCAGCCCGTTTCGTTGCCTGGTCAGTTGCCAGCCTGATTGCCGCATCCATCGCGGGTTTATCGACTTTCCCATCGTCGGGTTTCACATCAGCCTCTTTTATTTCGGGGTCTTCGTCAGTTGCCGGAGCCAGTGCGGATTTAATTTTTTCCAGCACATCATCAGGAACCTTGCCGGACAGCAACGCCAGTACACTTTCCATCGGGCTGTCGGTATCAAATGCCTTCGGCTCGTCAGTTAACCCGGTATCATCGTCCCCGGCCAGCTCCGGCACGGCTTCTGCTGATTCCATCAGTTGCGCCAGCTCCGCCGGTTCAATATCCATATCCTGTGCCAGCCGTTCGCTGTAAGCAGTTTTTACCGCGCTGGCGATAGCTGCCGGGCGCTTATGCTGCGCCATCAGGCGTAACAAATCCCTGGGAGCTGCATCCTGTGCCAGACGCGGCGCAAGATAGGTTCCCAGCGCGGTAAGCACCGCCACTTCTTTTTTACTCAGTTTCATGCGTTTTAGCTCCTGAGGGAGAGAGTCCATAACAAGACAGTCCGGCCCCGCCCGGCCATCGCCGACCAGCGCCACATGATTTCCCACGATATTCCGCATAACGCCGTCATACGGTTCACCGTCGGGGGTGGTTCCCGGCGTCATATCTGCCACATAGGCATATGACGATGAGATTTCCCGTTGTTCATCCGTTTCTATCCCCGCGATGGCGGAGTTGTCCCAGATGGACATGCCGTTAACCAGATAGGCACCGTCAAACTCGCTGTTGGCATGAGTCGTCCCCACCCGGTACTCGCGCGCGGGCGCGCCCGGATAATCGGGTTTGTGTCGGCACAGGACGGGAATATTGTTGAAGGTTGAAACTGCCTTGCGCAGTTCATCGGGGTCACGGTAAAGCTGATAAAGTTTTTGAGGGTCGAGTCCCAGCGCTTCCGCCCCCGGTATTTCATGCCCGAAATAACCGCAGACGTTCGCCTTGCTGAGATTACTGCGCTCAATCTGGAGGCGACCTACTTTATCGAACTGCCTTACCGATGCCCGGTCAAACGCCAGCATTTCGGTAATAATCATCTTTTCTCCAGTCCGGGAATAACGGCCTCCCATCCGCACTTGCAGTTGATTTCTTCGCCCGGCAGTACCCACTTACCATCCAGAAACATCCCCTTTCGCAGATCAAACCGTTTACCGTTCGCCTTCACATGCGACGGGCGCCATGTTTTACCCGCGCGGGAATGCCGCCAGATACCTTCAGTGATGCCCACCGAGCGTTGTCTGGCCGACTGCATTACCGAGGTCGCTTTATTGTTCTGGTCGCGGGCAATCAGCGCCGCGCGCCGTCGTGTGATGCCGTAGCGTTTTTCCAGTTCATCGGTCAGAGTTTTCAGGTCACGCCCCCGGCTAACAGACTGCATGACCAGTGTTTCCACCTGGGTGAGATGTTGCTGCGGGATGGAGCGAATGAGGTTCACATTCTCCGTGATGCTGGCCTGAAGTGCGGTGTTCATCTCCGCTGTCATACGGAAAGGAACCGTAAACCCGGCATCACGGAGCGCAGTGGACAGTGACGCATCGCTGTTTTTCAGAACATCACCGGCAAACCGCCTCGCCAGCCGCAGGGCCATTTCGTCAAACCTTTTCTGCCAGCGCCTGGCAAGTTGTTGCATGGCTCCACGCATCAGGTTAACGGGGGACGCATCCTGCGCGAGGTCTGTTTTACGGTACTCAGCCCGCAGCCAGTAAAGCACGCTGTTGTGCATCTCACTGACGGCATTATCCAGTTGTCTGCGGTACCAGGCCTCAATCCCCGCGTTGGGTGAAATCCGTCTCAGGGTCTGCGTTCGGGTCTTGCGGCGGATTTTCTTCGGTGTCGTCAATTTCGATTTCTCCGCTCAGGTCAATACCGCTGTACGGGCTGTCCGGTGCAGTAGCCAGCCGTTCGCGTACCTCGTTATTGGTCACCGCTCCGGCGCTCTCGTAAATCTGATCTGTTTCCGCTTCAGTTTTACGGATATTCGCCAGTTGCTCGCGCGTCAGTTCATGCAGGGGTTCAAATTCAAAAGTGATATCAGGATCGATATCGCCGAACTCAGACAACTGAATAATATCCAGTACCTTTTTCAGCGGTTTCTTCAGAAGGCGAGTGGCAAGTGCAGCGATGGTGTCGTAAAACACACGGATTTCACCCTCACTCGACGCGTTCAGTCCCGTAGGACTCAGCCCGGCGAACTTTACTGACGGTATGGCACTGACAAAGAACATGTGTTCCTGTGCCTGCGCCTGAAGGGTGTCGAGGCCGCTCAGAGGGGTGTTGAACTGGAAAAACTCTTCTTTCGTTTTGTCCAGTATCAACAACCCGCGGTTATCACGGGTACGGTTAAACAGCTCCGCGCGTTTTGCGTAATTCGGGTCCCTTTTCCCCGTTAACGCCTGGCTCATGTCCGTCATGATCCCGCTCAGCGAAAACGAATGCAGCATATCGCCCACGCTGTCGCGTGTACGCAGCCAGTTATTGACGTAAGGTTCGGCAATCTGAACCAGTGACAGGCCGCCAAAGTTATAGGCCGGCTTCAGCATGTCCGGAACCGGGCGAGAAATCAGATCAATCATGCGGCTGGCGTGAACCGTTTTTCCCATTACGTACCATTCGGACGGACGGTAAAAATCATCACTCAGCGGATTATCCGAGTTATACATACCCGGATACGTCCAGACGGGTTCAATAATACGAAGCCCCAGCAGGGAACCTTTCGGGATTTTTTTGTCGGAAATAAACAGCCTGGACTCCAGCTCCGCCGGGTCAGTCCAGGCCGACATACCCGATGGCGAACGCACATCGATATAAATTTGCCCTCGCCCGAAAAAGCCGTCATGCTCCACCGCCAGCCTGAAGGCATCCCGTACGTTATAGCGCTCCAGTGCATCAGTAAGCTGCGCTATGCGCGGCGCGCGGCTGTCGTCCCCTACCCCGACCGCCTTAACCTTTATCCATTTGCGGGTCATCTCCTCGGCAATCACACTGACCATGCGCCGGTACTCTGGTAACTGCGCCTGAAGTGCCAGATACGGATAGCCCGGAAATCCTCCGTACACAAAATCAGGATACTGGCTGTTCAGTGTATCGTAGGGAGTCGAGTCCATTGCCAGTACAGCATTGCGCATGTCTTCGGGAATGACTCCCGGCGGTGGCTCATAGCGAACAAATTCACGCTGCGGTTTTTGTCCGGCCTCAGCAACCACCTCATCGCTGATCGTCATCGGATGTGGTTCAGGCGGACTTTCTGGCGGTGTCACCGTTTTTTTACGTTTAAAAAGCCACATCAAATCCACTCCATAAAATCATCAGAAATTACGACGGGCATTTCCATCGGGGCATAAGCAATCATCACTGAGTCTGCCAGGTTAGGAGATTTCGTCCCGTCAGGTTGCTTATCAACAAGAATTTTTCCGACGGCATTTTTCGACCAGGTGGGTTGTGACAGTTCCATCAAAAGCCTGTCTTTATTTTCCATCGTGCTGCTGATGGAAATAATCTCATCCGGGTCATACTCCATGCCCTTTAGCGCACGAAATGTATTGCGGAATAATTTGCGAAGATGCCACCAGCCCTGAGCTTTGGCATTGGCGAAAAAGTCCTTATTCAGACGTGCCGGTTTGCCGTTATCACCGGGAACAGCTTCATTTTCAGGATAAAAAACGCTTCCACTCCCCCGGAATGGTGTGGCAGTAATTTGATCTGTACCCTCAGCTTCCCGTAGTTCGTTGATAGCGCGTGCATCACCACGAACGCCAGCGCCTAACCCGTCCTCGTCAAAGCGGAACTCATCGGCACCAAAGTCATCGCACAGGCCGAAGACCTTAACCACGGAGTCATAGATGTCACTACCCTTACCCGACCATTCCTGGACATCACTCAACAGGAAGCCGTAACGAAGGGAACAGGCGTTTTTATCCCGCCCCTCGTCGGCGACATCCATTGCACCGAGCCGTTGACCGCTGGGCTGAATCCCCAGTTTGATATGTGCGTCAACCGCAGCCTGTACCCATTCTGATGGGATCAGGATACCCTCTGCCGATGCCTGGTAATTAAGATCCAGCTCCTGAGCAACGATGATCGGGTTATCAATTTTCTCGCACTCCTTGCGGTACCACTCATCATCCTTACGCGGGTCGCTACGCCAGTGAAACGTAAACACAGAGATTTTTCCGCTGTGCCGCTTCTGCGCAAAGGGGTTATTCATGCCGTTAACCGATGAGAGATCGATACGGCAACGAGTTGTCTGGGAAAGCGCGGCATCAATAAGTAATGGCCGCTGGAGAAAGGCGGCCTCATCCACAAAATAAAGCGTAGTACGGTCACCGCGCCCGATATTATCGCCAGCTTCGCCTTTAATTACCGCGCCAGTGTCAGGAAACTCCACGCTCATAAAACGTGAATGCTTTCTCTCGTCCCAGCCTCCCCGAAACTCGGCAGGAAGAGTTGCTATAAATTTGCGTACTTTCCAGAACAGCGCTTTTGGATCAACCGTGCTATCGACATACTCCTCTTTACGGGAACCAAACCCTATAACCATTTCACGGTTAAACAGACATAACGCACTGGCCAGACCGACAGATGTCCAGCTCAACCCCATTTCGCGGCTTTTTTCAGTCAGACCATTCTCATGGTTACGCGAGCGTTCCATAATCCAGTCGATCCATTCCTCCTGCCGTGGAAACAGCAAAAAAGGGATGGTGACCGGAAGACCATAATCGAGATTGCGCGGGTCTGTAGTCATGCCCCAGTCGATGATGAACTGCGCCGGGTTTGTACGGTAAAACTGCCTGAGAGCAGGGAGAGTTTCGGGAGCCTTTCTGATACGTTGCAGACGCTCCATTCGCCATTCGAAAACCTGAATATAATCAGGATCTTTAAAGTCAAAGGGGAATGGTAAAGGCATAATCAACTCATCATTTTTTTGTACAATTCCGCTGCCTGATCAGTTGTCAGATCAGTATTTTTTCCTGGTAGAGGCGTTTTTTCTGGTTCACTGACAGCACCTATACTCCATGCTTCTCTCTCCAGGCCGATCAACGTTTTCAGGCTGTCGCTCAGGTCTTTCAGAGATTTCACACGGGAAGGCAGACTGATGACTTTTTGATAAGTTTCATTGAGCCGGTCACGGCCTTTATCGTCAGGATCGAACATGATGTCACCCAGTTGCTCCAGCGCCCCCACATCAGCACACTGCGCACCAAGTTCATCAAAAAGCGTGTTTGTGAGTTCCCGGGCCCGGCGAATATCGCCCCGGTGCTCCATGCGAACCGAGGCTATTACCTCCGCTGTGACTTCTATCAGTACGCGTTCTGTAAGTTCCGTTTTGGTGCGTACCGTTTTGCGTACTTCCTGTTTGCGTACCAGATCGTCAGCCTTTTGCTGAATCCTGGCGTTAAGATCACGGGACCAGTCATCACGCTTTGCGCGCTTGCGGATAGCACCTTCACTAATACCATGATGTGACGCAATTTCACGGAGGGACATCACTCCGGCCCGGTATGCCGTCTCGATGGCCTCCCAGTCCGGTTTTTCCATGATTATGTTCCCTGTGATTAACCATTATCGCAGCCCCTCACTGAAGGGCTGCTGTAATGCCTGATCTCACCTACTGCATAACCGTATTATCAGCATCACTACCGAGAATATCGGTCAATGCGGTATCGACAGCGGCGTCAATCTGCTGATCCAGAGTGGATTTAATCTGCGTTTTAACTGCGATGGTAACGGCGTCTGATTTGAGGGCATTTTTCACCATGTCGTCGGTGACGATATCTTTCATATCCGGCATTTCTCTTTGCTCCGTATGGACGAGGCTTTTCAGCCATTGAGTTATTTTCATGAGGTGTACCAGTTTTTAGCGTCTGGTTACGTTTTTGAGATGTACGAAAACTGGCTTATATCAGTACGATAAAAACGCGATGTGGTAGTACGCAGACCCAGAGACATTGTCATGTTTATGCATTTCTGAAACTCCCCCGCAGGTAAGCTCCTTTTCCCTCCTGCGGGGATTTTTTTATCTGCACTGCGTGCGAACGTACTCCTGCAAATACTTCAGTTTTTCCTGGTCGCTGATGATCCCGGCGCGGATATCGAGAACGTTTTGTCCAGCACCTGGAGAGAGTTCGACGGTGGCAGCATTGCCCACGCGGCTGGTGCTGGCGGTTTCGGTCTCGGTGGGCACTGAACATCGTCCTTCGACGCGCACCCGGCCACCAGCAGCAAGGCGGCGCTGCAAATCAGTATTCCTGGTCTGTGCATCAGCTAATTCCTTCGTGTATTTTTCATCGAGGGCGGCAACGTCACGCTGGCGCTTCGTCATGTCGGTAATTGTCTCGTTCGCCAGCTTCAGATTGTGAGTGGCGGTATCGCGCTGGTCTTTATAGCGCACCGCGTTACCGTGGTAGTGGTCAGTCGTCCACGCCAGCGCTATGGCAACTATCAGCAGAAGGATGATGGCAGTAAAGGTTATACGGTTCATACCAGAATAACGCCGATAAAGAGAAACCATCCCCAGCCGTCAATACCATGAGCGGCAAGATAAGCCGCCGCGACAAAACATACCGTTGTGGGTAAGTATTTCACTGGTCTATCCCCCAACACGTCAGCGCTGATTCCTGGTCGCGGCGTATCACCTGGCCGTAACACTGATTTTCCCTGTTGTGGCAATCTTTGCCGCCGTCATATACCCAACGGCGGATTTCTGCACACGCTCCCTTACGATCTCCTGCGTTGAGCTTGCGGTAAAACGTGGACGGAAAACATTTACCGGGACCGATGTTATACGGACAGAACGACGCAATACCGGCTTTCTGCGGTTCGGTCAGCGGTATGTGAACATGTTTATTTACCCATGCCAGCGCTTTATCCCGCTCGATGGCGTTGTAATGGTCGCACTGGCTTTGCGTCAATCGCTGGCCTTTCACAACGGGTTTACCATCGATACGAGTCACGCCACGGCATACTGACCAGACGCCGCCGTTATCACGAACGGCCACCAGCGTATTTCCTTCCCGCTCCTGCAAAAACTGGTCGAGTAGTTGCGGTGCGCTGGCACCGGCGGCAATCAGCGCCAGCATGGCGGCGGAAAGACCGTATTTAACTTTTGTCCTGAGCGCCATTACTGCCCTCCGGCATTTCAGATACCGCCAGCATCTTTAACGTGCTGTCATGGTCGTTTTTTTCCAGAATCCGGGCGATTAGCCTGTTACGCTCTTCCATCGCGGCAGCCTGCCTTGCCTGAGCCTGCTCTGATTTCTTTTTGTAATGCTTATTAACCAGAAACGTACCAATACCCAGAACAATACCTATCAGCGCGCCATAGTCGTTTAACGTCCACTGGGCGCATATGCCGCTGATTAATGCCCAGATGTAGGCCAGCCATGTCGTATGTTTATCCATTGTCATAACTTCCCCTGTCCGGGAAATGGACTACCCGGATGTCGGGTAAGTGGAAAAAGAAAAGGCCGCGCAATAGCGCAGCCTTGTGATGGGTGCGGGAGCCAATCCCCGCTACGTGGCAGTGGTATACAGAAAATCAGGGGTATAATTTACGCAGCTAATATTTCAAGCCGTCTTCCAAGCGCCGCCAGCGCGTTCTATATCTAAGCTGGTGGTTGTAACAGCCCCGACAGTACTTCTGCTTCACCGTTATGGCAGATATCATCGCCCCTTGTCAGATGCCAGACACCGACAATAAGCTGTCCTGATTCCAGATCGTCAACTGTGTCGTTCGTATAGTATGCCACCTGAACAACACCGTTATGCTGAATCCAGTAATACCCTTCTTTCATTCACACCTCCGCCAGACTAAGCAAATAGTATAGGGCGAAGCAGAAAATGCCACGGTGCAAGAAACCACAATTCAAAGCCTGTTGAACAAAAAAGGCCCGCGAATGCGACCCCCTAAAACGCAAAAACCCGCTCAATGGCGGGTTCTTTTGTGTTCATGTCTGTTATTCGCCTCGCGATACAGCTTTGCGAAGCATACCGGGATTGAAGCAGTTTGTGGCTAAAAATGCAATAGCTTTTTTGCTAAAGCTGCATCAGCCTTTCCACCAGTTGATCTTTGCGAATAACAAACCAACCGTTGGCTCTCGCCAGTTCCAGCCATGACTCAAGGGAAATGACAATGTCATCATCCCGCAACAGGATTGTGGAAACAGTGACACCGCTTTGCTGATAACAGAGAACTCGCGTGTCGTAACTTTTCTGGCATGAAACTAGCACTGAAGGGTTCTTTTGGCTGAAGTAGCAATCCTCCAGCTTCTCGAATACCTCCCATGCCTGATCTGTTTCGAGCATTTTTGCATGGCGGGCTGCGCCGCGTTCTGTCCAGAGGATTAGGGAACGGGCATTTTTACCAACTAACCCGATTGTTTCGGGTCTGTTTTTGAACTCGCGTAATTCGTTTTTTTCAATTTTAAAGTAATGCTTTCCTACTACGAATCGCGTGGTGTTGTTCAGAAAGTTATCAGAAATGTTTTTGATTTTTGTGCCGTATAACTGCGCCAAAAGTTCGGTAGTTATAACGGGAATTTGGTTATGGGTAATCGGGGAAAGAGTTTCGACAGAGATTTGAGTTGTCATAATGACGCCCTAGAGTGGTTTCTAAATAACTCACCACCGACGACGCCAATCGTCTGGTGGTGAACTGTGCAGGGTTGGCGTAACCGGGAAACCAACCGGCGCACCTTTCGGTGCCCCCACACAGCCCACCATAATTCAGATGTGCGCGTGCATACGACAATAAAAAACACGCTCGCGGCGTGTGTCTGTCGCGGTTTCTATCCGGGACGCCAATCCCGACGCCAGATTTTGCTGGCATGCCGGGAATATAGCCCCGGATAACAAACAGAGTCAACGGGCGATTTTGTGGGCATCGGTTGCAAACGCTTCACGCATCGGCAGATAAAGCATAAACTCCGCCATTTTTAGCCACACACCTATGCGATTACGGCATGTTGCATAACACCAGTCTGGATATTGTTTGTTTAGTAAATCAGCCATCCTTCTCTGACTCATTCCCCGCCCTTCGTAACGCTGGTGAATCAACTTTTTCAGCGCCGGATACTCAGCTAATACAGTACCAATCACGCAGTCAATCAACATGGCCTCGGAATCAGTACAATGCGCCAGCCAGCTTTTTTGTTTCCCGTTCATCATTTCACGAAGAAAGGCCTCTAGATCTGGCTTGCTTGTTCCTGATTTTTTCAGACGGCGTAAAGCCTCATTGATGGCTGTTTTTGTCAGTTTTCTGGAGGCCAGCAACTGGTTAAACATATTGCCGGGTTTACCGCTGCCGATGTATGACCATCGTCCCCACATACGGAGTTTTCCCTGAATCCACACGCTTTCCAGTGTATTCAGTCGAAAATATTCGCCCGGTTTTCCGGTACTGGTTGAATAAATCATTTCGGTACCACCTTTCCCATGCGTACAAGTTTAATCACTGTCAGTACGATTGCCCTGTTCATCAGACACCGGCGTTCTTCCCTGCTCAGGTGACTGCCGTTATCGATTTCATGATGGCATTCCTGACAAATAGCCGCCGTGGCGCAGTCATCCGTTTTCATTCCCATGCCTTTGCCTTCATTCATGTGCGCGACCTGCGTTCCCCACCGACCACACAGCACGCACTGCTCAATCTGCCCGACGGCTGCCAGCCATTTTTTACTGCGGTAAGTTTTCATTTCAGATAAGAGCACGCACGCCTCCGTACTGGCACATGCCCGAACTCCGGTAACAGGGCGCTTACCGTCCAGTGAATACAGTCATGATTCAGACTGCGCTCCGTCTTTACCCCCCTGCGCCGGTACTGCTTCACCAGCTCATCCGCCTCTTCGGTGGTACACGCCGGATGCTGAAACCATGTCATTTTCATGCGAACTCCAGCAGATGCGCGGCCACATTTTCAACTTCTTCCGGAGAGGAAAATTTACGAAACAGAATCCAGTTCCACAGGACGTTCAGCACAGCCTTATAGACCTGTTGAAACTCGGTTTCGTCCATACTGGCGAATGCTATGGATTTCGCCCGGCGCCCGCAGCTGCCATCCGGATAAAAATGCCCGGTATAAAACCCGGCCTGAACGGTTACCCATTCCCGGAAGGCATCGAAAGATTTAAGAAGGGCGACATCCCCGGTTCGCAGGGTAGCTACGTTATGGAGGTACTGTTCCGCCGCCTCGTTAAGGGCCGGGGTATATTCCTGGCCTGCGGAGTCGCAAAGAAAATTAACGAACCCGGAGATAAGTTTCTGTTCCCGCGATGTGACCGTGCCGCCCGTTGGTGTCCAGTAGTCGAAACCAAGCTGAAGGAGTTTAAAAAATCGTTTATGAAAGGCGTAGTTGCGGACACGCTTAAAATCGGCGTGTATCCACTCACCGATTTTTACTGAGCGCAGGAAATCCCCACTCTCCGGCGTCGCCGGGAGCAGAAGCCCTGATGAGGTTTGCTTGACCAGTTGTAAATGCGCCATCGTTCTCTCCGGTGGCGCAGTAGATTGGGAGTTCAGCCCGCAGGCGAGTATAACAAAGGATGATTATTCATGATAACCGGCTCTGATAGTCAGCTCATTAATCAGGGTATCGCTCCCCATGATGTCATTTTGCAACAACGGCAGAAACCGGACATAGCGGCCATCCCGATACATCAATGACCTGTTGCAGTCAGGAAAAAAATCCATTTCAGCAATTACTGTCATGTCATCACGGCGAATAACAGCATATTTACAAGTAAGTGTTTTATTTAGTTTTTTCACGGTGTCTCCATAGATAACGAACTTGAGCATTTTTAAAGCATCTTCATTCTCACCATGAATATATAGAAGGCTATTAATTACCATCATCAATAAATGTGTCTATTTTTTGACCATGTGCAATGACATTTTCTCTGTGTTTTATTTATAATCTTATAACTGGTTATTTTTTGATATGCTCATTTCCCGGACATTACAAAAACCGCCGGCGCAGGTATTAAGTGCGGGTACATTGAGGTTGTCTGACACATCACAAGTGACGGAGATTCATCCCCAAGGTCTCTTACTTAGCAATGAAGACAACTACCTCCTCTCTGTCTGGCCGGTTCGATCGCAGTCTCTCCTCGTTACTGGTGCAGTCACTGTGACGGTGATGCAGATGATAATCAGGACGATTAATATCGCTGCGGTTGACTTATCCGGCAAAATTATGCTGCCATGATGCCAGTTAACCATACTGGCATCATGGCCAACCGGCATCGAAAAGCATGTTGACCAGACTCGCAGGCCATTGAATCACGCAACAACCAGTTACTGTCATCTGATGAAAAAGGCTGTGCATAACAGAATCAGAACTGACTGGTATCAGGGCCATGTTCTTCAGCAGCAAATACATAAAATGAAGCAAGATATAAAGAATGAAGGAAAAACCGAGTATAAAAAACGTACAGAATTGTCTGAAGTAACTTCCCTGCAGCATTGACGCCGCAGGGAATCTATTTATGGTGTAACTATATTGAACCAGAACTCAAACTTGTCCATATAGCCCAGCATCTCATCCAGTTTCGCAGCATTACCGGTAACGTTGACTTCTCCTTTATCTTGAGCCTGCTTCAGGGTTTCTTCCTTCAGGATAATTTTATTCAGCGTGTCACGGTTCAGAGTAATCGTGGCATCAGCATCTTTCGCTTCAGCATTAGCCGTGTGGTTCAGCACGCCATTTTCCAGCTCAAGCTTGTACTTTCCACCGTCGCTGCCAAGGTCAATATTAAATACCGCCCGGGCATTACCCGCTTTTTCACCGTTGATATGTACAGCCAGGAAGTCGAAGAACATTTCAGGGGTCATCGCCCGAACGGTATCCGGACTTGCTGTATTTGGCGTCGGACCTTTAACCACACCGTTACGCAGCTCCTGCGCACCGGTCAGGTAGAAGTTACGCCATGGACCAGATTCAGCCTGATACCCCAATTGTTCCAGCGCATCGGCTTCAAGGTTACGTGCATTCTGGTTATTTGGATCGGCAAACACGACCTTACTCACCACCTGAGCAACCCAACGGTAGTTCCCCTGGTCAAAGTCTGCTTTAGCTTTCTGAAGAATCGCATCGGCACCGCCCATGTATTCAACAAATTTCTTGGCCGCTTCTTCGGGTGGCAGCTCATCAAGGGTTGCCGGATTGCCATCGAACCAACCGAGATACAGCACATACGTTGCTTTTACGTCATGGCTGATGGAGCCGTAATAGCCGCGGTTGGCCCAGGTTTTTGCCAGGCTATCCGGTAGTTTGAAGTTGGCCGCTATTTCGTCGCGAGTCAGACCTTCATTGGCCATGCGCAGAGTCTGGTCATTGATATAACGATACAGGTCTCGCTGGCTTTTCAGCAGACCAACAACATTCTCGTTACCCCAGGTCGGCCAGTGGTGCTGGGCCATAATAATTTCAGCTTTGTCCCCCCAACGCACTATGGCTTCGTTGATATATTTCGACCATGGCAACGGCTCACGAATTTTCGCGCCGCGTAGCGAGTAAGTGTTATGCAGGGTGTGAGTGACGTCCTCTGCGGCTTCGATGAGTTTCTTCTCTTCGATGAACCACAGCATTTCCGAAGGGGCTTCCGAACCAGGGGCCAGCATAAAGTCGTAAGTCAGGCCATCAATCACTTCTTTCTGGCCGTCTTTATCGATGATATTAGTGGGCGCAATCAGTGTCACCGTCCCCGCAGAGGTGGTCGTCCCCAGTCCGGCGCCAACCTGGCCGGAGGCATCTGGTTTCAGGAGGTTGCCATACATATAGCTGGCACGGCGGCTCATCACGTTGCCGGCCATAATATTCTCGGCTACTGCTGCCTCCATAAAGCCAGCAGGCGCATACACTTTCACCTTGCCGGATTTCACGTCCGCTTCATCGACAACGCCACGCACACCGCCATAGTGGTCAACATGGCTATGAGTATAAATGATGGCGACAACAGGCTTATTGCCACGGTTTTTGAAATACAAATCCATACCGGCTTTGGCTGTTTCCGCAGAAACCAGCGGATCGACAACCGTAATCCCCTCTTTACCTTCGATAATCGTCATGTTGGATAAATCAAGGTTACGAATCTGGTAGACACCGTCTGTTACTTCAAACAAGCCACTGATATTGATTAGTTGGGACTGACGCCACAGACTAGGGTTAACAGTGTCAGGAGATTTTTCCCCTTCTTTTATGAAAGCGTACTGCTGTGGATTCCAGATGACATTCCCTTGCTCACCCTTAATCACCTCTTCAGGTAAGCCAGCGATAAAGCCTTTATGGGCATTCGTGAAATCGGTGTTATCAGAGAAAGGAAGTTGGTTATAAAGCGCATCGTTAGCTTGCTTGGTTGAAGCAGTGGCGCCTTTTGGGGCTTCCTGTGCAAATAAAGGTGTCAGCGCAGTGGAAGAGAGTAGCCCCGCCAGCGCAAAACTTTTAACGATCAACTTAAGTCTCATTTGTACCCCTCATGTAAAAATATTCTATATCACTCAGTCTGGTCGATTAATTATCTGTTAATTCAAACAATTAAAGTTATTGCTGACCATTTTCGCTCTTTTAAATATAACCAAAACGTTACATTTCGCCATTTATGGATACAAATAAATCATGTTTTACGTCTGCCAGTTCCATCCTCTTTTAGTCAGTGGGGTAAGCTCGCTTCCCGTTACCGGGAGACAACTATAATTATTCCCCTACTACAGAAGCGTTGACGATAAGTTCGTCACTGTGGAACAAAAATCATCTCATCAGCCAAAAATGCAGCCTGGCCTGATAGCTTTTCCATTTTTCACTGTGAAGTATCTCCGCACTACACTGGATAGTAATTATTCATTATATGAGGCGATTAAGGATGGGGCAGGATTCGGACGACAGGCGCCGTACCTCCAGTGCTGGAAGGGTATGGCAGGATCATAAAGATATGGTCAGGCAAGCGCTACGTGTAAGTATTCCGTGGTTCACATTTGTGAATATCAGCTTTGCGCTTATCATTTTATTTCGCCACATACTCATCAGTGACTTTGACAAGTCGATCAGTGCACAGACTGGAATACTGCCTTTAATAGACGATATTATGGGCAGTATTATTGTTTTTTCGTTCCTGATACTCCTTTTCATTTACCGCCTTCCGACCAGATTTACTCCTCTTTGTCTGGTGATGCTGCTGATTCTCAGTCTGATGTGGAGCTATTGTAGCTACTGTTTTATTGTCTGGTGGCAGCTGCCTTTTGCCTGGCCTCTCAGTGTCATCCTTATGCTTACCGCGCTGGCTGCGCTTTATTATCATCTGCCAGCGTTGCTACTTTTCATCGTCCCGTTATGGCTGACCGCCCTACTGGCCAGTGTGCAGCTTAATCAGTATGTGAATATCCGGTTTTTATTAGTCTGGCTTACTCTTACCGCCATACTCATTTATGGTCGCTTTATCCTGCAGCGCTGGTTTGATGAAGCCTGGTTGCGTTACCAGGAAAACCGGATGCTTATCGCGCGTCTCGACGTTATGGCTCACCAAGATGCACTGACCGGGACCGCTAATCGACGTTCAATGGAAAGTTTTCTTGGGGATGCTCTCCGCCAGACGGAGCCGTTTGCACTGATCATGCTCGATGTGGACTATTTCAAAAACTATAACGACCATTATGGTCACCAGGCTGGCGATGCCTGTCTGGCAAAGGTGGCCTGTGTAGTGAAGAGGTCGATTCGTACTCCGGCAGACCTGGTGGCACGTTACGGGGGCGAGGAGTTTGTCGTTGTGCTGCCTTCTTCGTCGCTGAATGAAGCAGCACTGGTTGCTCAACGTATTCAGACAAACCTGCGTGAAACCGCACTGCCGCATGCAGCATCTGCGGTTAGCGAAACGGTCACCGTCAGTATGGGCATCACCCTTTCCACAGCCGGTGACACTGTTACCGGCATTATTGCCAGAGCGGACGAGGCCCTTTATCGGGCTAAACAACAGGGACGTAATCGTTGGGTAAAGTAAAACCCGTTGCCCGGTGTTTGATACAGATGATCACCTTGCCATACTCAGATAATTAAAACTGAATATTTGGAAGCAAAAAAGACAGTCGGACTCACGGAACCTTTGCGCTGGTACAGCCTGAATATCAGATAAAATTATGTCCAGCCGCAGACAACCAGTTGACAGTGGAATATTCCTGGTGTTGTGAACAAGGCGACATTCACAACACGACTGTGCTCACGGAATTCAAATGCCGAACGGGTGATTACGATATTCGCTACCTCTGCAAAGTTATATTATTCGATTTTCATGCAGATTTCGCCTCCCGGTGATGTCCCCGATAAAATGCCAGTACCCTTTGCATCGTCACGCTGTTCCGGCACTCCGTACAGATAACGTTTCTGGTCCGGTCGTAGGAACTCACGACACCTTCCGGCGTTTTCAGAAAGCGGGTAATCCTGGCATCTTCACGTTTCTGCTTCCAAAGCAGGAAAGCCTGTTCCGAAGGAAAAATACCGCTTCTCCCGGCCTGATACAGATCCCCACAACTTTCCGCCTTTTCCAGGTAGTGACGGGCTGAAAAAATGGTTAACCCCGTTATCTTCCGCAGTTCTCCAAACGTCATCCGACCGTGGTTTCGTACCAGTTCCGTCAGGCGCTTCTGTATTTCAGCTTTCTGCGCCGGTGTGTAATTTCTGCTCATAAGTCCCCCCTGTTAAAGCCTTCCCGCCGCCTTACGCCGTCTGAATTCTTCCATCATCAGTTGTGCCGGGGTTGGCCCTGCCGGATGACGCGGCGCTGCCAGTTGACGGCGTACCGGCGGTATGCTGAAACCATTACCGACGTGTTTTGTCCACTTCGCCAGTAACCGTTCTGCAAGTCGTTTCAGTTCGCCTTCCGTCATCTGGTGCTCAACGCCCGTTCTGCGCATCTCGGTGCAGATGTGATACAGAACCGGCTGAGGCCACGGATATTTATCACTGCCGGAGTAGCGCCAGGACTCGTTACGCCAGTGACGATATTCCGCCAGCACCGCATCGGCTGTGAGACCAAACGCATTAGCTCCGCTTTCAGAAACCAGCGAAATAAACTCAGCCAGGTCCGGCGGCCATGTCTCAGCCGCCCGGCATCGCTCCATACACTGCTGACAAATCAGCCGGATTTGGCGCTCAGTCATCGCCCCAATCTGGGCCACCCACAGCTTCGAAGGTGCCGCGCCGTTCTTCTGCGTCCATCGGTTCGAATAAATTTCCCCCATGACTTCCCAGAGTCGCCAGGCCGTCTCCGTCGCTGGCGATCCCGTTTTCGCGTTCCCACTGCACGCGGGCTGCCCTGATTTGCTGTACTGCCCGCGATGCGGTGCTGTCTGGCTGGATTTCTGCATGGTTTTCTCCCCTGCTGGCTGGTTTCGCCTTTGCCCTGACGTGGTTTACGTGACGGGCGAATTTTTGTTCCCACTGGATTTGTGTGAACACCTTTCCCTCCGACGTCCAGTAATCCCTGAACGCGACAAGCTCCGTAGGTAAATATTCCGGCTCTGGTAACGCAACGCCCCACTGGGCGGCCCGTTGTCGGAAATCCAGCGAGGGATGCCAGTCATCCATCATTGAGAATTTCCCGATCGGCTCGTTCAGGCCTTCCCGGTATTCCGGTTCAGTCACGACAGGCTGTTCCATAATTCCAGGCTGACTAACCGGAGCACTCGCGCGCGCGCACGCGTTATGTGTGGGATTTAATTCTTTTAGATCTATATCTTTATTAGTTCCCTTTTTGTTGGCTTCCTGTTTAAACACCAAACCAACACCTGTTGAACTTGTGTTACTTCCACTGGCGGCCTGCGTTTTCTTCCTGTTCCTTCTGGACTGAACAGATGCTTTCCCTGCTGCCGACTTTTTCGCCAGAACATCCCTGACCGCAGCGAGATCATTTTCGATACGCTCATGAATCCATTCAGTACCGTTATCAATGAAAAACTCTCTCAGGGACTCTTCCACTGCCCCCCAGCGTTCACTGCTAATCCGAGCAATTTTTGCCAGCCTGCTTTTCGGGATAGCTCTTCCGGTCTGCCAGTAATTGAACATCAACAGCAAATAGGCTCCATGCTCCTCGGCAGAAAGGTGCATGGTGTCCGCCAGATAATCAGCGATGTAAAGCTGCATGTATGGAAGTGCGGCCATAAAGCCTCTCTACGCTCTTTTCCGGGCGATAAAACATAAAAAATTACTCACTGGTCATGTCTCTGGTACTGCTGGCGATAACCGCTACGTAACGCCTGTAACGCATATATGGCCTCGTCACACTTTCGCTCAAAATCCGCCAGCGGCGCGCCAAGAAGTACCGCGCTTGCCACTGCGGTTTTTTTAAAAGCTGTGAAAGCAGGTATTCAATGCTCTGCCCTGCCGTTATTCGTTTATGCAGTTCCGGCGCACTTTTGCGGATCGCCTCCAGAATAGCGGGGATCAGCGCAGAGAATTTCTCGCAGTGCTCCGCCGTTTCCCGTTTCCGCCAGCGCTGAAAAATGTTTATCCGGTTACGGCGCCATGCGTCGTAATCCACCGTTCCGTCGTCACGCTCGATACGGTGAACCGCTATTTCCGGTCGCGCCGGCTGCTCCAGGAATGCGCGGGTGATCAGTTGCGTGGCGGTTTCCTGGGTTATCTGTAGATATGCCAGCCATGACGATAACGCCTGACTGGCTGTTTCAGGGGTGATCATGGTTGTTCACCTTCGCTAATATGGTTCTGCTATCGTTCACATGAGGCGGGAAAACATCATCAAGAACACAGCGAGATCCCAGATGGTTAAGTGTGGCAACAATTTTTCGGCACTCCTCCAGTCCGGGTGTGCGAAAATTTGCTTCGTAGTTCGCCAGACGGCTCTGTATCCATCCCAAATGAGTCGCAAGCTGCCTTTGAGATAGCCCCAGTTGCTTTCTGTATGTTGAAATTTTGTTCATTTAAAACCTCCGAATTTTATTATTCACAATTCGTGAGCATAGTCAACTACACATACGTGAGTATCATCAATTTCACGTAGCGTGATAAAATTCCAAACATGAAAACGATTGCAGAACAAATTGGCGAACGTCTTAAAACTATCCGCCAAAACAGAGGATTAAGCATGGGACGACTGGCTAAGCTATGTGGCTGGTCGGGGTCGTCACGCATTGCAAATTACGAGGCTGGAACGCGGAGTATTGGAGCTGAGGATGCCATTACGCTTGGCCAAGTGCTTGGCATTTCCCCCGCAGAACTAATGTTCGGTAAGCAGGAAAATGCCAACTCATGGCTGAGTGATAACCAACAAAAGCTACTCGAATTGTTTAATCAACTGCCAGCATCAGAGCAAACACGTATGCTTGATCTGTTTGAAATCAGATTAAAAGAAATTGATGAGTATGTAGAACAATACCTTAGAAGCAGACAGCATAAAAAAGATACTCCATCCTCTTGAGCTAACCTCCCCTCTTAGTAATCCCGCAAATGCGGGATTTTTTTGCTTATCCATATCCCACCAAGAAAATAATGCTCACAATTCATATTGACAAATTACTCACGATATGTGAGCATTTGATGTATCAAGACAACGCCAGACCAGATAACAGCCGGACAATACCAAGAGTTATCCCGCTGCTGAGTCGGGCTAAGTAGCCAGCCTGAGGCATACGAACATGACGGCAGTTGTTGTTAAGTAACAAGCGCAGTAGATAAAACGTTCCGCCGCCGGGCGTTAAGCGGGAATGAGGTCAGCATGGATTTCAATACCCCCATGGAAAAGGCTTACCAGGAATACTTTCAAAGCCTTATCGAAGGTAAGGGGGCGCTATGCTTCGCAGAATTTGTAGAGGTACTGTCATGAAAATAGAAATATTCAGAATTGAAGGACGAGTTTGTTTACTCATATCCCCAATCAGTATCTCTATCGCGGAGCGCCTTGCTACTGCCATGGAAAACAGCGAAGTCGTTGCAGCTCTTGGTGCTTATCTCACATCCGTTGGCGAGGCACCAGATGGAGAACTCGTTGGGCTCTATCTCTACTTTGATCACCTCGATACCACTGCGTTCATAACGATCAATCATCTGATTGAAGCGGATAAGCCAGTCCCGATAATCGTCAGGTAGCACCCACGAATCGGTCAAAATTTCTTTGCATGATTCGTACTGATCGAGATTTTTGAACCAAAAAACACTAATTGGACGGGGTGTCATTTTTATGTCCTTACTGGTTGTGTGAGAACTCCAGTATACCACCGCCCCGATGTGGATAAAGACGGGCGTCAGCTCCACGATACGGAGCACGCAACACGAAAGCGCGTTCGCTACTTAACTAAGGTTGTCGTTAAATCCACCGATCCTGGTTGAGCGCGCTTCCGGTTGCGAGTGGAACCCGTGACATTGCTGTGTGTAGTCTTTGGCGGTACCAGTTCATTCCTTTCTGGTTTCCGCCCTTTTTAAAGCGAATTTTGTGGTGTGGTGAATGCGGCTAAGCGCACGCGGCACAGTTAAAAAGACATAACGGTCCTTCATGTTGTGGGTGGAAATAGTAGTCGGCGGTAATGGTTAACTGGTTATCGTCACCTGGAGGCACCAGGCACCGCACCAACAAAATTCGCTTATAAACAGGCAAAGAGGATAAAACGATGATACCTGTCATTACACCTCGTTCCGACTGGATGCGCAGTCCGGCTAAACAGCAGACTGCAATAAACAGAAAACCGGGATTGATTCGTAAAATTTATACTCTACTCACCCAGAAAGGAGACCCGACATTAATTAACTGCGCATATTGTCAGAAAGCAATACCGGAAGAGACCGCATACGAATATGAACTGATATATATGCACGGAACGCTTATTTCACGTAAAAAACAAAAATATTGCAGTAAACGCTGTGCCAGCCATGACCAGATGGCACATGAACTTTAATTAATCATTTACTGAAACAATAAAACTATGCCAGCAATGGCAGGGATTCACTCAACCTGAAAAAGGAAATAAAAATGAAAAATACAACGCCTGATGCAGCAGTATTACAGGAACTAAAAGAACTCACCAGCCGTATATTTAAGATATGCGAGCAAAACAATATGCCGGTAGTTATTGGCTATTCATACGAGTTAAACAGAAACGAAGATGGCTATTCAATAAATAAATCAATAACTGCATATGCAGATGAAAAAACAGGGGCATGGGACTCCACTATAGCCGCAGCAGCCATGTTGCTCAAAGTGAAAGACGTCCCCAGGGAGGTTATTGGTGCATTGAAGAGCTTGTCTGTTGCAAGTGATTTTGCGCGGGCGATGTCTGAGGCCTCAAAGGAAAAAAGCCTGCATTAAATGCAGGCGCTTCCCCGGCTTTACATCCCGGCGATGCTGAGGTGAGCGACCAGACCCACCACCAGAGACATGACCAGTGAGCACCCGGAGAGGATTTTCACTGGCAAAACGATTTTAATCTTAACTGAGGTTAAAAAACAATGAGTGAAAATAAAGAAGATTTTGCGTTGCACTGCCTTGTTAAAAATGAAGAGGCCAGAAAGCGGCTTGGAATAAAAGCAGGTTTCTTCTGGACTACAGCTAAAAAACTGTCGGTAGCCATTTCCCGCTGCATTGCTGCTATGGACGATAAGGGTTATGACGAGGACGATTTTAAAAAACCCGTTCGTGTAAATCTTCCTGCCATTGGCGACCTTCCCCCTGAAGGTGTGTTTGATACTGAATTCTGCAACCGTTACGAAAAAGGCGGCGAAGACGGAAAAACCATGATGCTGATCCCCGGCGCGGTTCCCGCAGACCAGTTTCATGAACAAATGGCAGCAGATGATGACGCCAGCAGTGACACGGCCTCCATGGATACTCCGGCTGACAGTGACAATACTGCCGGCGATCCCCTCCCCGCTTACGCTTATAACGTTAACGGCGAACCGATGGCTGATGTTGAAAAATCGATGTTTCATCCTGTCGCCACGCTGAGCGAACGCCATCGCATACTTTCTCAGTTCATTCTTGAAGATAAATTTTCACATCAAATCACGCCGGAACAGCTTGCCGAAGTCAGCCGCATGGAGCTGGAGATGAGTGACAACTATATCCAGGATATGTTGCTCGCCTGCCATAATGTGCCAGGTATACAAAAGCTGGATACTCCAGGTCTGTGGAAATTTACTGATGCCTTTAAACGGATTTTTCCGCGTGATAAGCAACGCACGCTGCATATGAAGATTAATTTTGCGCAGGCATACGCTGACGCACACCCCATCGACCGCGGTCTGCTGGTCAAAGAGTGGCAGAAAGGAAATCGCGTATCCTCCATCAACCGCACACCATCAGGCGCTAACGCTGGCGGTGGCATCCTTACCGATCGTGGGGAAGGTTTTGTTCACGATAAAGCGTCACTGGCCCGCGACGTTGCAATGGGTGTACTCGCCCGCTCAATGGACCTGGATATTTACAACCTGCATCAGGCGCATTCAAAACGAGTGGATGAAATTGTCGCGGACAATAAGCCTCCCTTCGATGTGTTCTGTAAGGCTTTTCTGAACATGCCCGGCGGTATGGATTATTCCCGTGCCATCGTGGTTGCGTCAGTGAAAGAAGCGCCGATCGGGATTGAAGCCATACCTGCACGCGTTACTGAGTATCTCAACCGTGTACTTACCGAAACCGACCACGCCAGCCCCGACCCGCTTATTGTTGATATCGCCTGTGGCCGTACATCTCAGCCCATGCCAGTGAAAGGGAGTGCAAACGATGATGAAGAAAAACCGCAACCGGCAGGCGAACTGGCAGATGAACCAGCAACGCCTGAAGCAGTGGAACAGGACACAACTGAACATCATCCGGACCCGCAGCCGCTGGAGAATGAGCCACCTGTAAGCCAGACAGAAGCAGGCTACAAGAAAATACTGGCAGAACTGCACGAAGCACGTAAAAACATTCCACCCAAAAACCCGGTTGATGTTGGTAAACAACTGGCAGCCGCGCGCGGTGAATATGTCGAAGGCATCAGCGCCCCGAACGATCCGAAGTGGGTTCATAACAATTACAGCGCCTCAAATCAGGGTGAAAAAGAAGAAGTGGTGCCGGAGGAAAAACAACCAGCAGCAGAGCCGGAGGCTGTCACCAGAAACGCAGACGGGACTTTCGACGTTTCAGCGCTGTTCAGTGCTCCCTCAAATCAGACCGAAAAAATGGAAGCCAGAACAGAAAGAGATGGAGAAACGCCGAAAGAGAGCAACCAGCAGGAAACGGCTGGCGATACAGGGCAGGAAATTACAACGGACGGTGGATCAGGTACTGGCGGTGATGAAGCTGGCGAAGCGGCAGATCCCGTAGAAAACGGAAATTTCACTGTCCCTGATGATATACAGCCAGGTATTTACTATGACATCCCTAACGAGGCGTATCACGCTGGCCCCGGCGTCAGTAAATCACAGCTTGACGATATCGCAGACACACCAGCAATTTATCTGTGGCGTAAAAATGCCCCCGTGGACACGGAGAAAACAAAGACTCTCGATACAGGAACGGCTTTTCACTGCCGGATACTGGAACCAGAGGAGTTCAGTAAACGCTTCATCATCGCTCCGGAATTTAACCGCCGTACCAGCGCAGGAAAAGAAGAAGAGAAAACCTTTCTGGAAGAGTGCGCCCGGACAGGAAGAACCGTGCTTACGGCAGAAGAAGGCCGGAAAATCGAACTTATGTACCAGAGTGTGATGGCGTTACCGCTGGGGCAGTGGCTGGTTGAAAGCGCCGGATATGCTGAATCATCAGTCTACTGGGAAGATCCGGAAACAGGAATTTTGTGTCGGTGCCGTCCGGACAAAATCATCCCTGAATTTCACTGGATCATGGATGTGAAAACCACTGCTGATATCCAGCGGTTCAGGACAGCTTATTACGATTATCGCTACCACGTACAGGACGCTTTCTACAGCGACGGTTATCGGGCGCAGTTCGGTGAGATACCCACCTTCGTCTTCCTTGTTGCCAGTACAACCGCCGAATGTGGGCGTTACCCGGTTGAGATTTTCATGATGGGTGAAGACGCAAAACTGGCAGGTCAGCGGGAATATCGTCGCAATCTGCAAACCCTGGCCGAATGCCTTAGTAACGATGAATGGCCTGCCATTAAAACTTTATCACTGCCCCGCTGGGCGAAGGAGAATGCAAATGCCTAAACAGCCACCTATTGCAAAAGCCGACCTGCAAAAAACACAGGGAGCACGCACCCCGACGGCAGTGAAAAATAACAACGATGTGATCAGCTTTATCAACCAGCCTTCCATGAAAGAACAACTGGCGGCGGCCCTGCCCCGCCACATGACAGCGGAACGCATGATCCGGATAGCCACAACGGAAATCCGAAAAGTTCCGGCACTGGGTGACTGTGACACCATGAGTTTTGTCAGCGCCATCGTTCAGTGTTCCCAGCTTGGGCTGGAGCCCGGCGGCGCGCTCGGTCATGCCTATCTGCTGCCGTTCGGAAACAAAAACGAAAAGTCAGGCAAAAAAAACGTTCAGTTAATTATTGGATACCGGGGAATGATCGACCTTGCCCGCCGTTCCGGACAGATTGCAAGTCTTTCCGCGCGCGTCGTCCGCGAAGGTGACGATTTCAGCTTCGAGTTTGGTCTGGAAGAAAAGCTGGTACACCGTCCGGGTGAGAACGAAGATGCACCGGTTACTCATGTCTATGCCGTTGCCCGCCTTAAAGATGGTGGCACACAGTTTGAGGTAATGACCCGTAAACAGATAGAGCTGGTACGGGCACAGAGCAAAGCCGGTAACAACGGCCCGTGGGTTACTCACTGGGAGGAAATGGCCAAAAAAACCGCCATACGCCGCCTGTTCAAATACCTGCCTGTATCCATTGAGATCCAGCGCGCGGTATCAATGGACGAAAAGGAGACGCTGACTATCGATCCGGCTGATGCGTCTGTCATCACAGGTGAGTACAGCGTCGTCGAAAACGCTGGCGTGGAAGAGAACGTGACCGCATAACGGAGACTGGCGGTCGCTGACCGCCTGAAGTGAAGGTGCTTTATTAATGTACAAATATAGAATAACCGCCATCGTCAAAAAGCCGGGTAATTCCCCGACAAACTGGGTTCGTTTTTCTGACAAAAAAATGAATAAAGCCGAGTGTGAAAAAATGCTGGCCGGCAGAACTGAAGCCGGAAAATCACGCGAAGAGAAAGTCACGCTGGAAAAGTTTAAATGTATTAAGGAATAAAGATCGCCTGCTGAATAATTAATTAACCGTAAAAATGCTTTTAAACACCGCTCACGCGGCGGGATTCGTACAGCCTGAATGAGGGAGGTAATTGCAGCATGAAGAAGTCTGTCTGTATGTTCTGCGGCACCCCGGCCACCCTGCTTTGTGACGGGATCATCGGCTGGGATGCCGATGAGGACAAACACGGGTACATGAAAAAATGTCGTGCCATGTTCACCTGCGATGCACCCGTGTGCCGGAACTGCGCTACATGGCATGGCAACATATTTTTCGATGGAAAGATCCGGATGATGGATACACGCGACCTTTGCCCCCTGTGCCAGAAGTTACACGAAGCCGGCGAATCCATACGCGTTGCAGAGCACCAGAAAAACTCCGCCCTGCCGCAACCCTGCCTGACTGAAGAGCAGGCTGACAGGATACGCGCCGCGCATTGGGCAGGATTTACAGGACGGCGCGCCGGAGATGTAAAAGTTTTACCGGGCGGCGGTCAGCAGTCCTTCAAATTTTAACCTGATCATTGATGTTCAACCCCGACCGACCGCCACACCGTATAGTTGGCGGCGGTCATGAAGTAAAGAGACATGACTATGAGCTTTGTGAGACTTGAAACCTGGGGTGAATTAAATTATCCCGATGATCCTCCACCTCTCACAACATTAAGACGATGGGCGCGAAACGGAAATATTTACCCGACTCCAGTATTACATGGCAGGACGTATCGGGTTAATCCGGACGCGTTTTATATCAAGCCGAATAAAGTGGGACTGGTGCTTGAACAACACCATCCTAACGGGCGAACTGGTAAAAAAAGTGCGTTGCTGGAGCGGTTAATAAATGAGTCAAAAAAAGTATGATGCTAATCTCCCCAAAAATCTGACTTATAGAAGATCCAGGAAAACATTCGCCTGGAGAAATCCATTAACTAATGAAGAAATTCAGCTAGGTCAGATTTCACGCAGGGATGCAATTGCTCAGGCAATCGAAGCCAATCACTTTATTGCGAAAAACTATACCCCCGTAGGGCTGATTGAAAAGCTAAAAGGAACGGACTCACTCACCGTTACAAAGTGGGCAGAACAGTATGAAATACTATTAAAACGGCGTAACCTGTCAGCTAATACATATAAGATACGCGGAAATCAGTTAGAAACAATAAAAGAGAAAATAGGGAGAATGCTTTTAATAGAAGTATCTACTCGCCATATTGCTGAATTTCTGGAAACTTGGATAGCAGAGGGGAAAAACACAATGGCCGGAGCCATGCGTTCTGTACTTTCCGACATGTTCAGGGAGGCTATAGTTCGAGGACATATTGCGCATAATCCAGTGGAGCCAACACGCTCCCCCAAGATCGAAGTCGCTCGTGATCGTCTGAGACTGGATGTATATAACAAAATTAGGGAGGCAGCAGAACAACTTCCTGCATGGTTCCCGCTGGCTATGGATCTAGCCCTTGTTACCGGACAGCGACGGGAGGATCTATCATGCATGAAGTTCAGTCACATTATTGATGAGCGACTGTACGTTAAGCAAATCAAGACCGGGATGAAAATCGCTCTGCCACTTTCGCTCAACCTTCCTTCCATGGGTTTACGCCTCAGTACGGTGATTGATCGCTGCCGCCTGGTAAGCCGTAGCGAATACCTTATCAGCGCTGGCATACGCAAAAACAGCCCGAACGGGAGTATTCATCCTGACAGCCTGACTAAAAAATTTGTTGCGGCACGAAAATTGACCGGAATAAATTTCAGTGAAAACCCACCGCCGTTTCACGAGATCCGCAGCTTATCCGGACGACTGTATAAAGATGCTTACGGGGAAGGGTTTGCTCAGAAACTCCTGGGGCATACTTCCGAGAACACAACAAAAATGTACCTTGATGAGCGAGACGAAAAGGCATACATGATGCTCTAA